ATCAACATGGCAAATCGCTGTGATGACATACGCAAACCCGCCCTTGAGGTTGCCGCAGAAAATATCCGAGCAAGGGGTAACACATGAAGTACGGAGAATTCAAAGACTGGGTAGAAAAGAACTGCATATACGAAACCTTCTATAAAGACTCAGAGGGGCGTCTAATTATGGTCATTACCGAGTTGGACGCATGGGTGATGTGCAACAGATTTGCAGAAGCCAAACTCAAGGAGAAGAACACATGAACACCAAAGAAGAACTGCTGGCGCTGCTGCGTGTGTGCAATGCACCACCTGCTGCAATCGACGTGGCCGAAGCTGCGTATGAGCTTGGATTTAGGATGGGCCAACTGGCTGGCCCAGCACCACAACCTGAAGAAGACAAGGAGACTGAATGAAATGCAAACGCTGCGGGGTTGACTCGCCGTTTCACTGGACTGAACGAACCGAGCCAAGCATCTTTGCTCAAGACCAGTACTTCCGTGCCAAGAACGATGCGGGTCAGACCGCTGGTCAGATTGTTACTGAGATACGTGAGAAGAACAAAGCTGCTGGCAAGCCGGTGTCCAAGCTGTACAACCTTGAGAACAAGAGCACTGCCAAAGAAAGAGCAGAAAAGCTACTGGCCTTTAAGTTTTTTGGCACGTTCACAAAGGCCATAGCCAGCAGGGGGAAAGCATGAGGACAGGTTCAGTCAAAGCCGTACGTGCGCTGCTGCGTGCCCATGCCGATGGGCTGACAGCTATTTATATCGCTGACACCTTGGGGCGCGACCGCAACAACACACGCACACTCTTGCACGATATGCCCGACACCTACATTGACCGGTGGATACGTGGGGGGCAAAGCCAACTGACCGCTGTATGGTGTGTCGTGGTGCCCCCACCGCACTGCCCGAAGCCACCCAACCTTGGAAGGAGAAAGAAAAATGGCGATGACACCCGAAGCCGCCGTCAAGGCAAAGGTTAAAAAGATGCTGGACTTGTGGGGTGTGTACTACTTCATGCCCCCTGCTAACGGCTACGGTAGGGCGGGTATACCCGACATCGTGGGTTGTCATAATGGCAAGTTCTTTGCCATCGAATGCAAGGCAGGCAAGGGCAAGACCACCGCCTTGCAAGACCGGGAGTTGGCACGGATACAAGAAGCCGGGGGCGGTGCCATCGTGGTAAACGAAACCAACCTGCCGGACGTACACAAACTACTGGAGAAACTACATGGATGAACACACCAGAGCACGGTGGAGCAAGGCGCTTGATATGCTGGGCAAATGCCCGTCAGAGCAACGCAACCACTTCGCAAACCTGCTGATACAACTTGTCAGTTGCTACGACTTGGACTCAGACGCACGCGCCATCATCCTCATCAGTGATGGCGACAACATGTTCACATACAGCGCGGGGGCGGATGAAACCGAAGCCAAAGAGATCATCGCGTGTGGTTATCACGCGCTGTGTGGCGATGCTGCCACGGTCTTCCCGCCACTGGGGACGCTGCAATGAGTGCGCCCTACAAGAAGCTGCTGTGCATCGACTTTGAAACTCGGTGGGACAGATCAGACTACACGCTATCCAAAATGACAACAGAGGAGTACATACGTGACAAACGATTCAAGGCTTTTGGCGCTTGCATCAAAGAGGTTGGAGACGACACACCCATCACCCAGTGGTACAACGGGGACGAGCTACCACGCATCCTTGCCACATACGACTGGAGCACCACGGCAATCCTTGCCCACAACGCACAGTTCGACGTGTCCATCTTGGAGTGGCAATACGGCATACATCCGTGTTTTATCTTTGACACGCTCTCTATGGCTCGGGCCTTGCGTGGAGTCGAAGTCGGCAACTCGCTGATGAAGCTGGCGGAGGACTTCGGTCTGCCGCCCAAGGGCAAGGCTGTGCACAGCACAGATGGGTTGACCGAGATCACGCCTGAGATCGAGCGGGAGTTAGCTGACTACTGCATGCACGACGTCTTCCTGTGCATTGAGATTTTCAAGCGGCTGGTCAAGGGCTACCCTGCCAAGGAGCTACGGCTCATCGACATGACGCTCAAGATGTACACGCGGGCTTGCCTTGAGCTTGACCGCAGCATGCTGATTGACGCGCTGAAAGAAGAAGGAGAAAAACGTGAGTCGTTATTACAAAAGCTCGGCGTGGAGGAGGCTTCGCTGGCGTCGAATCAGCAGTTTGCGGAAATACTACGGACGCTGGGGGTCGCACCTCCAACCAAGGTTAGCAAGACCACAGGCAAAGAGACTTTCGCGCTGGCTAAGAATGATGCGATGTTTCAGCTACTCAAAAACGGTGAACGTGAGGACGTTGCCTTACTTTGTGAAGCGCGTCTTCGGGTTAAATCCACAACGGAGCGAACCCGTGCTCAGCGATTCCTCGACATCAGCCAACGTGGGGCGCTCCCCGTACCGCTCTCGTACTACGGCGCAGCTACTGGAAGGTGGACGGCAGCGAAAGGCAGCGCCATCAACATGCAAAACCTCAAGCGAGGCAGCTTCCTTCGTAAAGCAATCATGGCTCCGATGGGGCACGAGCTTGTTGTCGGGGACTTATCGCAGATTGAACCGCGAGTACTCGCATGGCTGGCGGATTACGAAGATATGCTCGACATCTTCAGGGCTGGCGGTGACCCTTACGCGGCTTTCGGTGCTCAGATGTTCAACATACCCGGCCTTTCAAAAGACAGCCATCCAGACCTGCGACAGTCTGCGAAGTCAGCGTTGCTCGGCTGCGGGTACGGGCTTGGCTGGGCGTCTTTCGCTGCCCAGCTTCTCGTTGGATTCCTTGGCGCTCCACCCGTACGCTATGACTTGGCCTTTGCGAAGACGCTCGGCGTTACCCAAGAAGCCGCGCAGAAGTTCCTTGACTGGGATGTCAACGTCGAAAAGCTCGAAGCCATCCCGCACACTTGCACCACCAAGGAGCTAGTCATCCACTGCCTTGCAGCCAAGGCCATCATCGAGAAGTATCGGGAAACTGCCACGCCTGTGACGGAGTTCTGGGACTTGATGACCACGCTGATTGAGGAGTCGCTGTACAACGGCAAAGAGTACCGACACAAGTGTCTGACCTTCCGCAAGGGGGAGATCATCCTGCCAAGCGGCATGCCCATCGTGTACGACAAACTCAACGTGACCCGCCGGGTTGATGAAAAAACAGGCAAGACACAAAAAGAGTGGACGTACGGTGAAAACAGGACTAAACTGTACGGAGGAAAAGTAACCAACAACGTCACGCAGGGCGTAGCAAGATGCGTGATGACTGATGGGATGTTGAGAACGTCAAAGCGGTACTTCGTAGCGGGTACTGTGCATGACGAACAAATCGTTGTGGTGCCGCAGGCAGAAGTCGATGAAGCTAAGACATGGGTCTTGGCGCAGATGACTATGGAGCCGAGCTACATGCCGGGTATACCCTTGGCCGCTGACGGTGGCGCTCACCGTCGATATGGGTTAGCTAAAAACTAGGAGAAAGCATGGTCATACCAAAGCAAATAAAGATCGGCAAAAGCCGCTACAAGATTACCGTTGTAGAGCAGATGCCAATCAAGGGAGACATGGGGCGCACGTACTATGCGCAAAACGAAATCATGATCGGTCGTTCCTCGAACCCCACACGCAACATGTACACAGCGAGGCAGTTCAACGAGACGTTCTGGCATGAGGTAACTCATGCTGTGCTGCACGAGATGGACTCGCCACTTGCCTTCAACGAAAAGTTTGTTGAGCACTTTGCGTACCTGTTAGCCAACGCAATCCTTTCAGCTAAGTTCAAATGAAAAAACCCGCATGGTCACACAGTTCCCTCAAAGACTTTGAGGGGTGCCCCCGCCGTTACCACGAGGTCAAGGTCTTGAAGAAGTATCCCTTCCAAGAGACAGAGGCCACACGCTACGGCAATCAGGTGCACGAGTCTCTTGAGTTGTATGTGCGTGACGGCAAGCCAATCCCTCCCGAGCACAGCCAGTTCAAAGCCGTGGTCGATCGACTGATCGAGAAGCCCGGACGCAAGCTGGCTGAGTACGAGATGGCGCTGACGGCTGACCTCAAGCCAACCAACTGGAAGGGGCCGGACGTGTGGGTGCGGGGCATCGCTGACTTGCTGATCGTGGATGACGACAACCTGACCGCATGGGTGGTGGACTACAAGACGGGTAACAATCGCTACCCTGACCGAGATCAACTGGTGCTCATGTCCCTGATGGTCTTCGCCCACTTCCCCCATATCCGCAAGGTCAACAGCGCCTTGCTGTTTATTGTCAAAGACGATATGGTTCGTATGCAGATGCAGCGTGAGCAAGCTGAACAGTTCTGGTGGAAATACCGTGAGCGCACAGCCCGCCTCGAAGCCTGCTTTGAAACAGGTGTGTGGAACCCCAACCAAACACCGCTATGCGGCTGGTGCCAAGTCACTGGCTGTGAATTTAATCCCAAGCACTAGGAGGCCGTCATGGCACAACCATCCAGCAAGCGTGACTACAAGCAAGAGTACAAAGAGTTCCACGGTAAGCCCGAGCAAATCGCTAAGCGCGGAGAACGGGTCAAAGCCCGCCGCATCATGGAGAAGGAAGGCGCAGCACACAAGGGCGACGGCAAAGATGTTGACCACATCAAGCCCCTCAAGAGCGGTGGCACTTCAGCGCGGAGCAACCTGCGCATGGCAAGCGTAGCGAAGAATCGAGCTAGTTCAAAATAATACGGAGAAAGCAATGCAGATCGTTGAGAACAAAGCACTGCTGTTTAGAACCAGAAACCCCGACAAGTACCGCATCATCCCTAAGCACAAAGTCATACCTGTGACTGGTGGGTACGAAGTCGCGGTTTACTGGGGTCTAGACGAGGCGCGGGTGCTGCGCAATCTGGGCGTGAAGGACGTGCCTTCACCCATCACCAAACGCTACAACTGGCCCGGGCGATACAAGCCCATGAAGCACCAAGTTGAGACGGCTGACTTCCTGACCATGAACCGCAGGGCTTTCGTGTTCAGCGAACCCGGCACCGGCAAGACACTCTCCGCGCTGTGGGCAGCGGACTACCTGATGACACTGGGTAAGGTGCGACGTGTATTGATACTGTGCCCCTTGTCGATCATGCACAGCGCATGGATGGGGGACATCAACAGCAGCATCATTCACCGCTCTGCGGTCATCGCCCACCACCCCAAAGCTGCGCGGCGTATCGAGCTTATCCAGCACGACTACGAGATCGTTATCACCAACTACGAAGGCTTGAACCTGATTGCCAACGAGGTGAACAACGATGGGCGCTTTGACCTCGTGATTGTGGATGAGGCCAACGCCTACAAGATGCCCACAACGCAACGATGGAAGTCACTCAACTCCATCATCAAGCCCGACACATATCTGTGGATGATGACCGGTACTCCTGCGTCACAGTCGCCTGTCGATGCGTACGGCTTGGCGAAGCTGGTCAACCCCGAGGGTGTGCCCAAGTTCTTTACATCGTGGCGCGATAAGGTGATGAACAAGATCAGCATGTACAAGTGGTCACCCAAACTCGATGCCAAAGATACGGTGTTCAATGCGCTGCAACCTGCGATTCGTTTCACCAAGGCACAGTGTCTTGACCTGCCGCCTGTCATCACAATGACGCGTGAAGTGCCGCTGACACCGCAGCAAGCCAAGTACTACAACACGCTCAAAGACCGCATGCTGGTGCAAGCTGCCGGGGAAACCATCAGTGCCGTGAACGCTGCCGCTGCTGTGAGCAAGCTGCTGCAAATCAGTTGTGGTGCTGCCTACACCGATGACAAAGAGGTGGTTGAGTTTGACGCATCGCCCCGCTTGTCGGTACTGGAGGAAGTGTTGGAAGAGACAGACCGCAAGGTCATCATCTTTGCGCTGTTCACCAGCGCCATCGACACCATCCACCGCCACCTGACCAAGAAGAATATTGTCGCTGAGATCATCGACGGTAGTGTGACGCCATCCAAGCGTGGTCAGATCATCCACCGCTTTCAGAACGAGCCAGAGCCAAGGGTGCTGGTCATGCAACCGCAAGCATCAGCCCACGGGATTACCCTAACTGCTGCTGACACGGTGGTGTTCTATGGCCCGCTGATGAGCGTTGAGCAATACATCCAATGCTGTGCCCGTGCTGACCGCAAGGGGCAGGACTCTGACAAGGTGACGGTGGTGCACATCCAAGGCAGCGCCATTGAGAAACGAATGTTCAAAGCCCTCGAAGGCAAGGTGAGTGACAACTCGCTTTTGACCGACATGTTCAAGACAGAAATAAATTTATGAAAGGAGTTGCACTACGCAGAAAAACCAAGTACATTGTCAAACCCTAGACAAAACAAAACAGCTTTATAGGAGAAGCAAATGTCAGATGAAGTGATCCCGCTGGATCGGCTTGCGAAAATCTACCGCAAGATTCGATCGCAGATAGCAACGCTTACCCAAGAGTACGACACGAAAGTGGAAGCACTCAAGGCGCAGCAAGACGAACTGAAAAATGCCATGAAGGATCAGATGAAGGCGCTGGGCGTCACGTCTGTTCGTACCAACGAAGGCACGGTCGTTCTATCCGTCAAGACCCGCTACAACACGCAAGACTGGGACTCGTTCAAAGAGTTCGTGCTTGAGCATCGCGTGGTGGACTTGTTGGAGAAGCGCATTGCCCAAACCAACATGAGCCAGTTCCTTGAAGAAAACCCCGGCCTCGTGCCACCCGGTCTGAACTCCAATGCGGAGTACGACATTTCCGTTCGCAAACCAACCTAAGAGAGAAAGAACCATGAGCAACATCACAATGTTTAACCCTTCCCAAGTTCCTGCCTTCGCACGTAATGCGGAACTGTCCGACACAACCAAAGCCCTGATGGGTGGTGCAGGTGGCGTAGGCACCAAGCGCGTGTCGATCAAAGGCGGCGTGTTCCGTCTGGTCGCTGGCGGCAAAGAGATCGCTTCGATCGAAGAGCGTCACCTCGATGTGATTATCGTCAAGGCCGCGCCCAAGGTAGCCCGCGTGTTCTACGCTGCCAAGTACGATGCCGAGAAGGTGTCCGGCCCTGACTGCTGGAGCAATGACGGCGAGAAGCCTGACGCATCTATCAGTGAGCCACAATCCAAAAACTGCTCACAGTGTGCGCAGAACATTGCCGGTTCGGGCCAAGGTCAAAGCCGTGCCTGCCGTTACCAACAGCGTCTGGCTGTGGTGCTGGCTAACAACCCCGATGGCGACGTGCTGCAACTGACCTTGCCTGCCACTAGCCTGTTCGGTAAGGAAGACGGTGAGAAGCGCCCCTTGCAGGCATACGCCCGCTACTTAGCTGCACAGACTCCTCCGGTCAACCTCGACACCATCGTGACCCGCATGAAGTTCGACACCAAGGCCGAGTCGCCCAAGTTGTTCTTCTCTCCTGTGCGTTGGTTGGATGATGACGAGTACGCCAGTGCCCAGCGTCAAGGCGCTACCAAGGATGCCGATCAAGCCATCAACATGACCGTGGCGCAAGCCGATGGTGTGAGCAAGCCCGCTCCGATGTCGATTGGTGGTACCCGTCCTGCGGCTGCACCTGTGCAGACTGTTGCCGAGATGGCTGAAGAAGACGAAGCCGCTGCTGTGGCCGAGACTAAAGCCAAGACCAAGGCCAAGAAAGCCGCGCCTGTTGCCGATGCTGACGACGAGCCAGAAGTGCGCAAGCCCGAAGCCAAAGAGACTGCTGTGCCTGCCAAGAAAAGCAAGCTGGCCGACATCGTGGCTGATTGGGATGACGAGTAATTAAATCGGGGGGAAAGCGGATGCTGTGCGGGTGTCAGGTCGCGGTGCAACTCCGTCCCGTTTAGCTATCACAGACGCAGCGAGTACCCCCACCTATAAGGAGAAAACAAATGACATTGAGAGATTTACAAGAATCGTGGCGCACTGCGATTGAACACGACGGCAGCTACTGTCCGGTGTGTGGTCGTTGGGGAAAGATTTACGCCCGCAAGATCAATCAGACAATGGCCCGCGCTTTGATCTGGCTGTGCCTTGCAGAGAAGAACGATGAAGGTTGGGTGGACGTACCCAACACCGGGCCGCAGTGGCTGGTGCGCTCGAATCAACTGCCGACATTGCGTTGGTGGGAACTGGTGGAGCGCATGCCCAATCGTGGCGTTAACAAGACCAAGTTCAGCGGCATGTGGCGTCCCACTGTGCAGGGCTATGACTTTGCCAACGGTGCGCTGTCTGTGCCGCACAAAGTGTTTACCTACAACGGTGACGTGGAAGCCTACGGCCCTGAAAAGGTTTACATCCAGCAGTGCCTTGGTGACAACTTCGACTATGGCGTTGTGCTACAGACGCAGTTTGCCCACCGCAACGGCAAGGAAAGTAACAATGGCTTATTCCCAAAAAATAATTGATGATGTAGCGAAGACGCCTAAGACGCTGGGGAACCAGCTAGGGCGTTGGGCTATTCATTACGACATCCCCGTGACCAAAATTGCGGATGCCTTGGGTGTGACACGTCAGACCGTTTATAACTGGTTTACGGGCACAGAGGTATTCGTAGCTTACCGGTACCGGGTAGAGGGCATGTTGCATATCATGCAACATTCCAAAAACAAACAAGACGCTTGGAGAACGCTATGTCAAGAATACAACCTCGCACCCTGAATAACAGGGAACTCATCAAATACTGCGCAATGATGATTGACTCGAATCAAAATCTGCCTATTGACTGGCAGACAGAACTACTGCGCCGCTTCATGGCACTCGCGCCCCTCGACGAGTTCCCTCCCAAAGACGACCGCCAACTCGACCTTTTCCTGAACCAATAACCAAGGATCGCTATGACACCGCTGGAGTTTTTAGCGGCGGTTCTGCCATCTGCCGGACACGGCACGTATTGCGTGGCGGAGCTTTCATCTCCATACAAGGAGCACCAACATGAGGAGACACTTGCAGACGTAATGCCCCCAGTCGAGGCATGGCATGCGCAAAAGAAGAATGTTTACTTTGCACTGGCAACTTACAAGACGCCCGACAACCGGCTGGCTGAGAACGCACAGTTCATCAAGTCCCTGTTCATTGACATGGATGGCTACGCCAGTAAGAAAGAAGCGGCGTTAGCACTTACTAACTTTATGGAATCGGTGGGCTTATCGGAACTCGGTAGCCCTTACATCGTTGGGTCAGGCGGGGGCTTGCATGTGTATTGGCCTTTCACCGAAACCATCGACATCACCACATGGAAGCCGGTAGCCGAGAACTTCAAGCGCCTGTGCAAACAGGAGAAGATGGCGATCGACATGACCGTGACGGCGGATGCCGCCCGTGTGCTGCGAGTGCCGGGGACAACCAACTTCAAAGAGAAGTACCCCACGCCGCGCCCCGTGCGCCTACTAGCCGAAGGTGACACGTTTGAGTTCGCTGACCTTGCCCGAGTCATCAACGACAAGCTGACATCGCCCGCATACGAAGCGCCAAAGAACGTCATTGAGTTGCCCGGTGTACGCCCATCCAAGGCACCCTCGGCTACCAGCGTCAAGCTGTTCGAGAACAACACCACCAAGTTCAAGACGATCTGGCTGGCTACTCAGCGTGGTGATGGCTGCGGTCAGTTGGCTTACTACATCGAGAACGCCAGTGATGACGGCATGGAGCCGCTGTGGCGTGGTCTGCTCTCGATCACACAGAAGTGTGAGGACGGTAACAAAGCGGCGGGATGGCTCAGCCAGATGCACCCCTACCCACCAGACCGCATGCACCAGAAGTTGCGCGACATCAAGGGGCCATACCCCTGTATCAAATTTGATTCGGAGAACCCGGGCATCTGCCACCTGTGCAAACACTGGGGCAGCATCACCAACCCGCTGGCACTGGGGCGTGAGGTCAAGGTATCGACCGAGGAGAAGGAGATCCCTATCAACATTTCTTCTGCCAGCGACGTTGTGGCCGACGAGACGCGAACCATCCGCAGACCGCCTGCGCCAAAAGGCTACGCCTATGGCGACAAGGGCGGCATCTACGTGGAGCGCATGGTCGAGCAAGACGATGGCAGCAAGGCGAAGAAACTGGTGGCGGTGTTGCCTTATGACTTGTTCGTGGTGGACATTCTCAACACCCACGGTGAACACTCAGTCCACTTGGTAGCCATGCGCCCAGAGGGGCCAGCAGACCTCATCATGGCGCAGAAGGCTGTGGTATCCAAGGACGAGACAGTCAAGGCGCTGGCTCAGCAGAACGTGATTGCCAGCTTTGGGCAGGGCAACGACAAGAACCTGTTTGACTATGTACGCGCCTGCGTCGAGGAAGCCAGTACCAGCAAGGTGGCCGTGAAGGTTCCAAGCAGTTACGGCTGGCAACCCGATGGCTCGTACGTATTTGCGGGGCGCATCTTCACCAAAGGCCGCACACCCGTAACGCTCCCCATGCCGGGGCTGGAGAACTTGGCATCGTTCACAGAACCATCGGGCACCATCGAGAACTGGCGCAAGTTTGTCAACCTGCTGATCGCCAAGAAGATGTACAAGCACTTAGCCGTGATGCTTGCCGGTGCTGGCTCACCCCTGATGCGCTACACCAAGCTGTTCGGCATGACCTTCCACTGCGCCTCAACCGAGTCGGGTACGGGTAAATCCCTAGCCTTGGAAGCAGCGGCGTCTGTGTGGGGTCACCCCGGTCACTACCGTACCGGCAAGAGCACGTCTCCTGTGGCCATGCAGCAGCGTTTGGGCTTGCTCCAATGCCACCCCCTTATCACCGATGAAATCACGTCTAAGAACCGCGATAGCTTTGAGTGGTTGCCCGAGTTCCTGCTGGACATGACGCAGGGCAAAGGCAAGGAGCGTATGGAGGCTGGCTCCAACAAAGAGCGCTTGAACTTATCCACATGGCAGACCAATGCCTTACTGTCATCCAATACCCACATGGTTGACATTTTGACTGGCGGGCGCAAGCACGCTGCCGAGGGTGAACTGCGCCGCTTGCTGGAGATTCTGATGGAGGACACCTTGTCGTGGGAACCACACGAGGTCGAGATCATCAAGTCATTGCAGGAGAACTACGGCACCGCTGGGTTCATGATGATCGACTACATGGTCAACAACGAAGAAGTGCTTGGCCCCCTGACCAACGACACCGTGGCGCGTATGTACCAAGAGTTCAACGCCACCAACGACGAGCGGTTCTGGATGGCTGGCATCGGGTCTGGCGTAGCGGCTGGCATCCTATGGAGCAAGAAGTACGCTGGCATCATCGACCTGCCCATGCGCGAGATCATTCAAGCCTACAAGGATGCGGTCAAGTACATGCGCAAGGCCATGAAGGCCAGCAGCAGATCTGCCGAGGACGTGCTCAATTCCTACACTGGGGAACACTTTGGTCGCTTCGTGGTGGTCAAGCGCAGCGATGGCGGCTTGCTGGCGCAGCTTGGCGGGGGTCAGGAGATCGACCAAACCATCACACGCACAAGCATTGCAGGTCGTATTGAGCACGAGCTAACGCCCGGGTTCATTGACTACTACATCGAAGAGTCTTTGCTCAAGGCATACTGTGCCACCATGAGCTTTGGTTACGCGGCGTTCTGCAATCAGCTTGGCGAGATCGAAGGCATCTTTGTGGAGCGTATGAAGAAGGACATGACGTCGAAAACCAAAGGCCCGCAGATGCGCGTCAATGCGATAAAGATTCGTCGCCGTGTTGGGGAATCAGATGCTGACTCGATACCACTTCCCTTGGCCGCAGCTTAAGAAGGGGCAGGCGTTCTTCATACCCTGCCTCGACCCTGCACCGTTAGTTGAGTACGGCCTAAAGCAGGCCGTCACTCACAGGGTGCTGAATGCCCGGGCTGCCCCGGGCATTCTTGGTGGGGCTATTGGGGTGCTGTTCTATCTGCCGCCGCCCTCACGTCGTTAGCGAAGTTGATCTTGAACTCACGCAGCCGGTCGAGACGCTCACGCTTCTCATCGGCGCTCAGGTCTTTAGACCCGCGCACTGCCTGCTCTGCCTTGGCAATCTTCTGCATGTAGGACGAGAACTTCGACTCTAAGCCAGACTCAGCGTACTGTTGCAAGTTTTCTTGCAGGTACCGCTGGGCATCGGCTGTGCGACCCTTGGCAACCAAGTCCTTGTACGTATCCGTGACTTGCTTGGCTTCTTTCAGGCGGTCGTACGTGGCATTGATGATGCCGCCAGCATCCTTCGGCTGGAACAAACCACCAACCAAACGCATCTCAGACGTACGCTTCGTAGGCGCTTCCACATCGGGGCCGGGCAATGCAAAGCTCAACGCATCAGCCAAGGCCAAACCAGTCGTGCTGAAGTAGCCAGAGATCAGCGCATCCAACTTAATCGGGGAGATATTGAATTGCTCACCAATCATGCGGGCCAGTGCCGTGGTGTTGTCACGAGAACGGAAGCCCGGCTCCAACGACTGCTCATGCGCAGACTCCAAGTCACGCCCTGTGTAGAACGACTTGCCCAAGCCAACCTCAAGCAGCGGCTTCATAGCCTGCGGCATACCGTAAGACGTACCGCCGGGGACAATCTGCAAGGCAATCTGTTTGAAGGCTTTGGCCGCTTCCTCGCCACCGCGCTCGTTCATCATGCTGTTGACGATAGCTTCAGGGATGGCCTTAAAGATGTAGCCAATCTCAAATGGGATCGGCACACGCACAGCTTCCTCGACGCCGGGTACGTGGATAAACCAGTTGCCGTACTTCTGTTCAGGCGTGGCGTTCTTGTACGTCTCGTCGTCTTGCATCAACGCAGCGTAAGCCATCGTCATACTAGCCAGCATCAGCCCGCGCTCGTACAGCTTCTCACGAATCTTCAACTTTTCATTGAACGGCATGTTGCCACTGAAGGCTTTGAACAGCACGTTAAGCGACTGCAACTGCGCGTTGAAGAAGGGGATGACTGTAGACAGCGTGTGCATAGCCGGGTTCATGCCGCGCTTACCAAAGTTCATAGACTCCAGCGCCATGTACGTGGCTTCCATCTCAGACAGACCCTGCTTGATGTAGCTGTTGTACTGGGCACGACGAGTCAGCGCATCGGCTTCCATCGACATGGCTTCCAGCTTAGCCAGACCTTCGGCCCAACCGGACTTGTTAGCCGCCATGTTCCGCAGAATCATGGTCAAGTCTTCCTGCGTACCGGTAAACACTTGACCGCCAGTAACACCGCGCTGTGTCAGTGTCTTGCCTGTGGCAGAACCAACCTCATTCAACGCTCCAAAGATCGGAGCAAAGTCAGCACCGGACAGCATGGGTGCAGCCAACGAGTCACGGAACAACTGACGCGCAGCGTACAGAGGGTTGAGCACCACGAACTTGCGCAATGCTCGGGCAGGGCCGCCCATCAGCTTGGTAATGATGGTGTTCTGAACAGGGATGCCCTCCATGCCCTTGACCACCAGATCAGCCGGGATGCCAGTGGGATAACGCTTGCCGTTAATAACCACGTCTTCGGTATCGAGCAAAGCGAACTTGTCTTCGCCGTCTTCCTTGTACTTGACCACGTTGGGGCCAGACGCTGCGTTGCCCTTGCCGACCTTGGCCATGCCCAGTGCTTGCAGTTCATACACCGCGTTCTTAGTGGACAAATTGCGCAGGGACATGTCGGTCAACATGTTGGTGTTCTGCACCGCGCTGGTCATGAAGTCCAGAATAGGTGTCTCGCCACCGGTCAACTCTTTCAGGTACGGCTGCTCTTTGGTATTGCCAATTCGGGCAATCGTGCTGTTACCCAGCATCATCTCAACCGCACCGTTACGCTCACGGTAGTACGGCACATAGTCACCCGCCTTAATCAGTTCTTCGCGGGTCTTGGCGGACAGTGCACCGGAGTCCACAGCAAACTGAAGCATGTCACGGTTGTAAGAGTTGTATTCGCTCTGCGCTGCATCGTAGATGGCTTTGAGTCCGGGCGTGCCAGCAACGGCACGGCGCACGTCATCGAGGTCAGCTTCGGTAACTTGACCGCCATAGTTCAGTTTAGCCAGACCCACACGCTCAGCACGCTTGGCAATCAGGTACATGGAGAACAACTGGCTGTTGCCCTCGGCGCTGCCGACCAGATCATTACCGCGCTTGAGAATGTTCACCACACCTTTCAGGCTGGCACCGGGCGTACTCTCAATGATGAACTCTTTCTTGCCATCAGGACGCGTCTTCTCCACACGGCGCAGGGCACCGTTGCCCACAGACTGCGACACGAAGTTCATGCGCTGGTCGTACATGCGGGCGTAGTACATCATCTGAAGACCCTTGTGGCCTTCCATGTACTTGGACAACTTCTCCAGCGGGGCAAAGCGGTCAACAAACTGAGTCATCAGCTTGAGGCCAGCGCCTTCTTCTTTAATGGCATCCATTACCCCACGCTGCTTGGCAATCGTCTTGTTGGCAACGGCTCCAGCACGGGCCAGAGTTGGGTTGGCGTACGTAGGCGCAGGACTGCGATACAAGGCTTTGCCGCTCACCTCGCCGATCCTAGATTCACCACCCTCAATCACATGGCTGCGGGCATTGGCAACGATCTGCTGCACGGCAGCGTCCGACACGGTTTCGCCAGTGAACCGCTTGAACCAGTCCTTGATGGCATCGAATATCTTGCGCAGAGCCGAGCGTGTGTCCTCTGTGGGCGGCTGTTCAGCCATCTCAGCCAACACTTCCTCAGTGGCAGTCTGCTGTGTAAGGGACGGCATCTCAGCCAGCTTGGCGTCAGCACGCGCACGTACCGCAGCGTTGCCGTTGTAAATGTCATCCATCTTGGCGGTGTAGTCACGGCCCAGCATGCTGCGCAGGCCAAAGTGACCTGTCACCTCGTGGGCAACAGTCGCCACCACATCCTCGCCGGTATGCAGACGGTCAGCCACCAGATACACTTTGTTGGTTTCTGGGTCGTACAAGCCGGGGATTTGCCCAGCTACGCCATCTGCACGGGCTTGTTCCTTGATGGCTTCAGGCAGGCCATCGAAGCTGTCCACCACCTCAATTGGCGGTACATTCTCCCAACCCTCAGTAAGACGCGCCAACAGGCGTTTAACCGCAGCGGTCTGCATGCCCGGCCCTTCCGCAGAAACTGGGCGGTACACCACGTCTTTCTTGTAGGGCTTCGCTTGACGCTGGCTGGATGCAAGGGCTTCAGACGTTTGTTTCTGCTCTGTCTGCACTTTGGCCTGCGCTTTTTCTGCACGAGCCAAACGGTTCTTAAGCTGATCCTCGCGGGTTTCCAGTTTCTTGAACAGCGGCGTGTAGCGGTTGGACACCTTGGCTTTGCCAGTGTCACGCAAGAACTTCATCCGGTCTTGCAACTCTTTAAGGTCAGCGCGGCTCTTGGTCACCACATTCAGAATCTGTTCGGCACGACGGACGTTATCTTTATCGCGCTTGGTGCCAGTCTGTGTAATGCGCTGGGTTGTGCCAAGACGGGCCACCGGGCCTTGCAGACGTGTGGGTAACTTCGGTGCGGCTTCACCAGTACGGGCACGACGGCGTGCATCAATGCCTGCTTGCTGTGCAGCAGCACGGTCTTCGGCTTCCTTGGCTGTTTGCTCTGCCTCTGGGGTGCGAAGCTCGGTGACTTGCTTGGGCGGGGTAAGCTGCTCCAACTCTTGCTGCTTGGCAAGGTACTTCTCTTGGAGTTCCTGCTTGCGCACCGGGTCTTTTTCTGCGTTGACCTGATCTTCCAAGGAACCCATAGCACCGCGCAGTCCTTGCACTTTTTTGCGCATAGCTGCCATGTCTTCTTCAACACGAATACCGGGCAAGCCCATACCCGACTGGGCACGCAGCAAAGCCTCTTTGTATTTGCGATCGGTTTCCTTGGCGTCTTCTTCAACCGTTTTGTTTTCCTGCTCCTGCTCACGCACAGCGTTCTTAGCTTCGCGCTCAGCAGCTTCGGCCTTCTTCAAAGCATCCAGTGCTTTCTGGTGCTCGCGCTCCAACGACTCGCGGATCAGACCTTCTTGGTCATACTTGTCCAGCGCAGCTTGCAGCTTGGCACGGGCAGGCTCAACGGCTTTCTTGGCCGCTTTATACAGATTGTCCAGACGCTTAATCTCAGCGTTCACTTTGTCGGCATCAAGCCACTGTTTAAGTTCCTTGAACTCTTTAACTTCCAAGCTGTCGCGCAAAGCCGCAGGCGTGTCAGGGTTAGAAGCAAAGTTCAACGCTTCGTCAATCAACGCAATCAGCGTCTGCTTGTCGGTCTTGTTCAGCTTAGCCAGACTGTCACGAATTTCAATCAGGTACGCCATGCGTCGTGGAATAGACTGCATCGCAGTTTCGGCAGCAATTACTTCACGCGCTGCATCGGCCCAAGCCTTTTTGATTTCCTCGTCGGTCTGGTCTTCCTTAGCCCGCTCGTCCAACGTCTTGACTTTGGCTCGTGCTTTGATGGTCTTGATCTCAGCCTTGGCCAGCAAGTTCTGGGCGCTGGGGATGGTCTTTTGCAAGTCCTGCAACACATCAATGTTGGCTTGCTTCTGGTCAGCAATAGCCTGACGCAGACCTTGAATGTTCTTGGAGTCCAGCATGCGCTGGAAGTTGGCAGGCGTAGCACGACCAACAGCCACTTCGGCTTCTGGGAACAACGTGCCTTGCTGCTGCGCACTGGTGCGTTGCAGTTCTTCCGGGGTAGCACCGGGACGGGTTACGCTTTGCCCAGCTTCCTCAAAGCCGCGAATCTTTTCATTCAGATCACGCAGGTCAAACTGGTTGGGTTCATTGCCAGCTTCAATCTGCTGCACAAGGTCACGCGCCATCGCTTTGAACTCAGCGTCAGTGGTTTGTGGGAGCCAGTTCTGAATACGCTCCAGTGTGTCCACCATCTTGGCACTGAACGGCTGCAACGCACCCGCAGCTTTCTCAGGCTCCATGAGCTTGCCAATATCAGCAAGGCTCCCAACTTTCTGTGCAGGCTTGATTGCTGCGGTGGGCACAGCGCGTTGACGCTGACCCATAGTGTCCAGCAGACGCGTGATGATGTCTTCGGTGCTTTCAGCTTGCTTGCGCTCGGTCAGTTTGAGGTTGTCTGGTGTAGCGATGCGACGACCTGTGCCAGTCGTAGTTTTTTCAGCAATCTGATTCTGTTGCTCGGTCTGGAAACGCTTGGCGGCATTGGTCAGGTTGTCATAGATGTTCTTGCGGATTTCTTTTTGAACCGCCAGCACGTTGTCGAACGTGGTTTCCTTTTTGCCCCAGTCAGCCTCAATCTTGTTGAAGCCCTCCATGACCCGGGCACGGGCTTCGCCGCGCTCCCAGTCGGCCATAGGCGGCATACCAAACGCAGCACGACGCTCGTCCAGTTCAGCCAAGTGGCTTTCCAGATATTCGTTACGCAGCGCATCCAGACGGTTTTGTGCAGACTGCGGCAGCACCAGCTTGCCACGGCGCATAGACTCCAAGAAGCGCACATAGCCCAGCATGGCTGTGTTCTGGTCGTTGATGTGGCGCTCTGCCGCAGCTTCAGCGGCTCGGGCTTCCGTCATGTTGGCTGCGCCCAAGACTTCGTTCAAGTTCTCAGCACCGGCACGGGTGGCTTCGCCAGTGCCCGCTACTTCGGATGGCGTTTCCAACTTACGCAGTTCTTGAATAATGCGGGCAGCTTCGGGACGGTTGCGAGTCTCACGCGCAAACTTCAGCATCGTCAGCAAATTGCTGCGCTCAGCATAGTTGCTGTAGCCTTCACCGCGCTGTACTTGCCCCGGGGCAATGATGCGATCACCCAAAGGCAACGTCTTGATGAGGTTGTCAACCATCGCCTCGTCTTCGGGCGACATGGTTTCTTCTTCGCCTTCTGCCAACATGTCCTGCGCAGACTTCAAACGCTCAGAAATTAGCTTGCCTTGTGTGCCTTCGCCAGTTACAGTTCCTTTGCGGATTGAAGGGGTACCCTGCTCTGTTTCCGTAGGGCGATTCTTTTCCCCAATTCTTTGCAGGCCAACAATCTCGGGCACTGCGCCGGGGCCACGTTCGCGTGCAGCACCTAGCAAATTAGTGTTGGCTTGGCCAGCCATCTGTGTGCCCAACATGCCTGCGCGTTGCTCGGCTTTCTTGGCTTCAATTTCACGGTCTTGTTGCAACTCCAACTCAACTGCGCCCAGCACAGCTTCGTTCTGCTGCTTGGTCAAGCCCGGGAACTCCGTACGTTTAGCCAAGGCTTCTTGTGCACGGACAGGATCAGCAAGCAGGAAGTTCACCAAACCTTGAATGTCGGCGGTGGGCTTGGGTGCCTTAAACGCTTTGCGTGTGCGGGCTGCTTCCAACAAGTCAACTTCCGGCTCACCTTCAATCTGGCCTTGCAACAATGCTTGGCGACGGTCGGTATCAGCCTGCTGTTGTTTCTGTGTGCCCAGACGTTGTAGTTCTGCGGCTAGACGCTGTTGCTCTGTGGCTTTCTCTTCGGCTTGCTTGGCTGCGCGGTCAGCTTCGATCTGCGTAAATGCGCCAGAGGATTTGAGTTGGTTGTACTCGGAAATCAGCGACTTGGTTTCATCACTGCCAAGGAGTTCTTTCTTCTCACGCTTCGCTTCATTGCGCACCTGCTCTGCGGCTAGGTCGCCTTTGGTGATTGGGGCTTTGATACGGGCGTCAATCTCGTCGCGCTTGGCAATCAGGTCGTTGTACTGTTGCTCAACAGACAGGGCGTAGTCTGGCTGAGCTTTGCGTTCTCTCTCAGCAACGGCAGCAGTTTCAGCATCAATGGCTTCTTGCGCACGCTGGTCAGCCATCTCGGCTTGTTGTTTCTGCACAATGTCCGCTCTAGCACCGGCACGCTCCACGACACGGCCTGCACCGCCCAAGGGGGCCAACAAGGACACTTGGTATGCTGTCTCGCCGTACTCTTTCAAAGCGTCAGGGCTGGTCAGAGACAAGCCTGCCTGCGCACGCTCCAGCATCTGCTGGGCAACCTCTGTTGGCACTTCGGCCATCACGCCAACACCAAGACCTTTAGCCAGCGTGGTATACAGACGCTCATCGGCCAGCTTCTGCGCCTGCTCAGCCGTACGGCCAACCAAGGCTTTCTCGGGAACACCTGTTAGTTTGCTAACCAAACGCCCGCCCAGTGGGATGAAGGTACCCGCGACATCGAGCGCGGCTTGGGGGACAGCAGCGGCTGCGGCAGCACCACGGCTAATCTCAATGGGCTTGCCTTCTTTTTGCTGTTCGGCTGCTTGGCGTTCAATGTTGCTACCAAACATCTGCGCCAAACCGGGGACTGCTGCACCAACACCGGCACCAATCAAACGCCCGGGCGCACCAAACATACCGCCTAGCCGTTGACCGGCCTGTGCACCTGCAATGGTTGCACCAATGTTGGGGGCTTGTTCTGCTAATGCAGCGGGTACTTGACCAAGGGCTTCGCCTGCGGCGGACAGCAAACCGCTCTTCTCATACGCCTGCTTGACCTTCTCCAGACTGACTTGCTCTGGGTACTTCTCGGCCATCTTTGCGCCGCGTTGCAAGCCGCGCCTAGCCGCTTCTTCGGGGGAACCTGTCAGGGCTTCATAGCTTGTTTGGCCGGAAGAAACTAAACCTTCAAGACCTCTGCTCAGTGCAGCGCCGATACCCGTACGGGGCTTTTCTTTGGGCGCAAACGCTTCTGGGAACTGCTGCTGGGCTTTTGCCATCGCCTCCCCGTAAGACATTTCGTCAGGTACTTCAACAGATGTGCCGTTGGGGAGGTTCAGGTATTTAGCCATGTCAGTTCGATTGTTGGACTGTTAGAAAAACGCCCCGGTAAGTCAGGCCGGGGCGTGTCGGTTGAGCTATTTTGGCACTACTTTAGTTTGCCTGCAACAGGCGCAGCGGGTGCAGCAGAGAAGCCCATATCCTTAACCCCACCCCGCTTGGCAATCTCAGCCGTAATTTGGTTGAGTTGTGTGCGTGTGGATGCTGCTTCATTGGTCGTAGCGTATGCGGGATCCTTCAGCAAAGCACCAAGTTCTTTGGCGGCTTCAGACAAAGCCTTCAAACTAAGGGCTGCCTCTTCTTTGTCTGCACGGCGCTCTGCGGTCTTCAAACGGGCAATCTCGGCTTGTGCTTGCAGGGTATGACCGCGTGCCTGCTCGGCAACGGTAGCAGCGTTAGTGGCAATCTGTGTAGCGTTGGCAGAAGCCTGACGGTCGTTCTGGCCCTTTTCCTTCAGAGCATCAAACGCCTGTTTATACGCATTGTCATACGCAGTTTGGCCGGTCTTGAACACATCCATTTTGAATGCGCGAACAGCTTCGTTCTTCTTATCCTCCAAGCCAATCTGCTCTTTGGTAAGGTCGAACTGCTGCTGAGCACGTTCTTTCTGAAGTGCTTTCAAACCAGCAGCGCCTTTGGTACCGGCTTCGCCTACCGTACGTTGCGGGCCTTCCAAGGCAACCCTTTCCAAGTATTCCATAAAACCTTCAAACCCAGCTTTCGGGCCTTCCAGTTGTTGCTTGCGCTTTTCCAGTTCAGCAACCATGCGGTCGTAGCCAGCCGTATTGGGGGCCATAGCCTGCATACGCTCCATGACATCTTTTTCCCGGGCTGCGGGATCGAGATTCATCATCTTCTCCAACCGGGGGTCAGTGGGAATAGCACCGGGTAAACCAGCCGCAGGGGCCGCACCTGCGGCAGCAGCGGGGCGTGCACGTTGTGTAACAGCCTTTTCCAAGTCATCAATAGGCGATGGGGCTGCGGGTGCAGGAGCGGCATTGGCCATAGGAGGATTCACATTACCGCGCCCAGCACCAGCACCGGTTGGAGGCAAGGATGTTTGCTGTGCGGCTGCACGTTCAATCTGTTGTGGTGTCAGCGCTTTTTCGTCTTTGTTCTTTTGCAAGTCAAAGTTTCTGCGCAGCATAGCGTCGTACGCCGACGACACGGGGGCTTTGCCCGGCACTACCAAATCAGCGATGTTGGCTGCGGCAGAACCCAAGTCCATCCCAGCTTCAGCAAGGCCACGACCCAGACTGGTTCCAGTACGACCCAGATTACCCTGTTTGAGTTCGTTCCATGTACCGGCAGCAGACGTGTCAACATTGTCAGGGCTGGCCAATTTATAGTCGCCCAAGTGAGAAATAACTTCACCGGCAGCAGCCAATGGTGCGGTACGAGAAAGAACCTTACCAGCAACACGACCAGCACCATACGAACGACCTGTGGGCGCAGCAGAAGTTGCAGGAGCCGCAGCGGCTGTAGCCGGTTGTGCCGCAGGCAAACCTGCGGAACGCTCTTTAGCCAGATCGTTAACGGTCTTGGCTGTCTCAGGATTGCTGATGTAGTCTTTAGCGGTGACGCCCAGTTCTTTCAGAACCTCACGAGTCACTTCATTCAGCGTAGCGCCCTCGTTGGCAAACGACACCAGACCGCCGCCAGCCATGCCAAACTCGACAGGTGCTTGCGCCAAGCCCGCAGATTGTTGCGGCGCTTCTTGAGGCGGTTCTGTCTGAGCTTGTGGGTTAGGTTGCGCTTGGGCGTTTAGCTTTTGTCTTGCTGCGTCTTGCAGACTTTGAACAACCGTAGGCATCTGGCCGGTAGGCCCGGCAGCTTGCTGCAACTGGCTCATAGCTTCTTGACGTTGCGCAGCATTCTGCGTGGTCAGGTCAATACTCAACGCCAAAGCCGCTGCCAAATCTTGCGGCAAACCTGTTTGCGGGTCTTTGGGGGACGCGGCAACGCGCTTTTGCAACGGCGCTGGATTGCCCATCGACAGGGCAGCAAGACCTTGTGGACTGGGTTGTGCGATTGACATTTTTAGTCCTTACTGAATGATGCCCAAAGACTTAAGCAGTGCGTTCATGGTTGTTGCATTAGACGCTGCGTTAGTCAAGATGTTTGTCGGTGCTTGATTGTATGTCTGCGCAGCCAATGGCAATCCTTGCAACAGCGACTGTTGGAACTGAACCATCTTGTACGGATTAGCGCGTTCTTCTTCAAACTGCGCCTTCTCAGCGCCAAGGGCTTCAGACTCAATACCACGTTGCGCAGTGCCTGCTTGGGCCAGCATATCTGTCAGAGTCTTAGCTTGACCCTGCTCAGTGTTGAACTGCTGCATGGCCTTATCGTACGCATTGGCGTAGCCTTGACCCAGCGTGGTGTTCATCTGCTGCATCATGTTGCGCTGGTTTTCAGCGTTCATTACGGCCTGACGCCCGCCACCATAAGCGCCTGCCCCTGTTAGCTTGGCATTAGCGTTCATGTTGGCAATCTGGTTCTGACGCTGCAACTCAGCCATCTGAGGGTCGAGCACGTTCTTGAGGTAGGGGTTCATGTACTGCGACGCAATACCCTGCCCAGCAGTTCCGCCCGTAACCGTACCGTCAGCCGCAGCCGTGCCAGCAATAGGCGCACCTGTAGAAGTAAAACTCTGCCCCAGATTAGTGGGGAAGTTAATCCCTTGCAAACCTGTAAACACCTTATCTTGAAGTGGTGAGGTGCCTGCCGTCAACTGGCCGGTATACGCTTGGTATGGGGCGTTGGCTAGTGCTTGGCCTTGACCTAGCATGCCTGTCACATAATCGCCAGCCCAGTTGGATAAGTTGGATTCAGTGCCGGTAGTGCCTGCGGGCAGCGTAGTGCCGCCTGTTGCGTAGCCATGAACCGAACCGCCGGGCATGTATTTGCTAGGGTCGATTTGTTTGCCTTGCTCTTTTGTGCCGGTACGAGCAGCGCGGATTTTGTCCATCATGTCGTACAACTTCTTGGAACCTTTTTTGGGGTCACCGCCACCAAGTTCTGCAACTTTTTTAGGACTCACAAAAGCCTCCTCGTTTGCCACACGGGCAGGTTGTTTGCCGTCAATATGGGTCTTGATGGAGTCGCTCATGCCATCACCGTTGCCTTTGATCGGAGTAGCGCCCAGTCTGGATGCGGCGACTTTCAACCCTGCTTCGCTGCTGCCATTACCTAAATGCGAAATCACATCGGCAGGAATGACAAAGCCGTCGCTGACCAAACCGCCCTTGGCTGCTTGAATCGGTTGTGCTTGTTGGGGCTGCTGGGCAGCCGCCATCTGTTGTGCCTGTTGTTGGGCAGCGTCTTGCGCTGCTGCCAGCCCTGTCGGAGTTACATACTGGGTGTCTGTGAAATAACGACGGCCCATCGCAGGAGCGCCATACGCACGGGGAGCCGCTGCAATACCTTGGGGTACCTGCTGGCGAACTGCGGCTAACGTGGGGATTTTTCCTTGGTAACCAGCAGGCTGCGTACGGTTGGTGGACTGCATCATGCCCGAAGCCAGCGCAGCTAAGGTTGCAATCTTGCCAATGTCAGGCGTGCCGTTGGGGCCGGAAGTGTAAAGTTTCTTGAGTTGACCGCTAATAGCTGCCCAAGGATCGTTGGAGTCAATCGGCACATTGACGGTGGGCGTGATCTCGCCATTGCTGCCAACCGGCTCCCCTTTATTGTTAAGGTAGGTACCGTCGGGCTGTTTATAGATTATGGTGCCGTCTTCAGCAACAATCGCGTTCCCGGGAGTGGTCGGATCAGAAGGATCGCCTACAGCACCAACAACGACGCCATCATCGTACCAATTGCCCAGTTCATCTTGCTGCATTGCCATAATCAGTCCTTCAACAGTTTGAGCAGGTCATTTATCGACCCGCCAGCAGCAGCGCCCAAAAAGTCGGTGCTGATGTCCCCGCCAAACAAATCGCCTTGAAATGATTTTATCTTGGCATACGGGTCTTGTACAGGCGCAGCCGCTGCTTGTTGCCCGCCACCGAGCAAAGCCAACAAGGTGTTCAAGTCCAACGGGGCATTCGCCGGGGTTGTTGGCGTTACGGGCGGGGTTACCGTAGGCTTGGGCGGGGTTACGGGCGGGGTTGGTGTAACCGGTGTATTTATAGGCACACATGATTGCGAGGCCATATCAAACACATAACCCTCGGGACAATCCTGAGATACCGGCTCCTGATCTTCGTCAGGCATGCACATCTGCGCCGATTCATCCCAGTGGTAACCCGGTGCGCAAGTTGTATCTGCTGGCGGGGGTTCTTCCGCAGGCGTAACGTCCGTGGGGTTAAACCAATCTTCTATGGGCGTGTCATTGACAGGCGTAACGTCCGTAGGCGTAGTCCAATCCTCTATAGGCGTGTCATTGGCAGGCGTAACGTCCGTGGGCGTAGTCCAATCCTCTATAGGCGTGTC